ACAAGGGCGGTCATCGTTATTCAGCCTGTTCAGTTTCGGCGGCTTGCTCGGCTTCAGCCTGTTCAGTTTCGGCAGGTTCTACCGCTTCAACAGTTTCAGCCTGTTCGGCTGGCTGTTCTGCCGGCTGCTCGGTCTTGGCTTTGCGTCCGCGCTTGGCTTTTTCAGGCTCTTCAGCAGGCTCAGAGGCGACGTTACCGAAGCCGAACTGGTACAAGAATTGCGCGGCTTCAGCGGGGACTTCCACGATGCGGTCTTCGCCCACTGTGTAGCTTTGGCTACCAAAGGAAACATCGGTAAAGCCTTCGGGGGCTTGTAATTTAACCATTTCTGTCATTTTGATTCTCCAAAAAGAAAGGCCGCCTGAATTTCAGACGACCTTGTTAGGGTTAGGCGGCGTTGGTAATCATACCAAACGCAGGCATGAACATACCTTGCAACACTTCGTCAGCGTAAACGCCATATTCATACATACGGGTACGCAGCGGCCATTCAATTTGATAATACTCTTGGCGCGTGCGCACTTGCAGCAGATTACCGATGCCTTGCACATAGGCAGGAAGACGGGTCGAGTAGAACAGGTAAGTACCGGCTGGTAAGTTCGGGTGAACCACGATGTTAAGTTCATCGCCTGTGATTTTGTTCAGATACGATCCGACCACCACACCCGCGCGAATATTCGCCGCGTTGTCGATGTCAACTTTCAGCTTAATCAGCGGCGCACCACCGTTGCCGATAATCAGCTTGGTCAACGCAGCCAAATCGCGGGCGTTGACGTAGATGGTATCGGGGGACAGGCGGTATTTTGAGAAGAAATGCGCGAACGCTTCTTCAAATTCATACACGCCGCCCGCGCCGTCTGAAGTCAAGCCGTTGCCTTTGTTGTCCGACCAGAACGCGCCTGAATCAGGCAGGGCGATTTGGGTCAGCAAGCCGTCAAACTCCAGCACTGAAGTCGAATTGTCTTCAGACGGCAAAGAAGCAGCGGTTTGAGTACCCTCGGCATCTGCCAAAATTTCCACTTTGGCGGAAGTGGTAATCGCGCCCAGTTTTTCAGAGCCAGCCGCACCCCAGTACCAAGCGTAGGCAACCGCGCCGCGAACAGCGGGAATCATGGCGGTTACTTTTTTACCTGCACCAACACCGGAAACGGAAGCAGCCGCAGATTTTTGGGCAGAGCCGCCGCCGAAAGTATCGGTAGTACCGTCAGCGTTTTGGCGCGTGATTTTGGCAGGAACTTGGGCAGTCTTGATGTTCAGGCTTTGACCGATTGCGCCGTTATTTGCGCCTGCTACGTCCCAATATGCCTGCAAACCCAAAGCCACACAGACGATGGACAGGGTGGACGCGCTGATTTTGCCCAGAGTGTCGTTAGATGCGACAGCGGTCGGGGTAGGGGTAACGCCTGCTTTCAGGCTGGTGTTACCGCCCAGTAAAATCATTTCTTCGGCAACCATAGTCGCTTGCAGAGTTTGGGCAACCGCCAACGCTTTCACGTCCTCGAAACCGCGTGCCGCGTAATCCGCTTCAAAGGTTACTTGGTTTTCCAAGCCGATGGCGCGGAATTGCGCGTTTCGTTCAACGATTTCATGGTTGATAACGCCGCCGCGTTTACCCTCACTGATACCCGCGCGTTGATTGCCGACGTTGATATTAGTAATGGCTTTCCAGTTCGAGCCGATGGTGCGGCCGCCGCCCACGCGGGGGATACGGTTACGCAACGGGGTCAATACCGGATAGAGTTTTTGAGACGGCGCGGAAAGGTCATAGGTTTGCAGACCGCTTGTAAAGCTGGTCGGCTGTGTAAAACCTTTGTTCAGCGGTTCGCCGTTTGCCTGTGCTGACTTCATCAGCTCAATTGTTTCTTGTGTGAGTTGGTTCACGTTCATTTATAAAGCTCCCAAAAATAAAAAACCGCCTGTAAGCGGTGTTACAGACGGCCTGCGTGTGCTGCCTTGACGAGTGTTGCCACATCATCAAGCGAACCGTCATTCTTTACAATCGGCTGAAAACCTTTTAATGGGTCTTCGCCGTTATCTTCTGCTTTGCCGATGGCTTTGGTGCTGCCTTTCGGCGGGGCTGCCTGTTTCTTCAGGCTTTCGATTTCCGCCTGCGCTTTGGTAAGGGCGTCATTCGATTTTTTCAGCGCGTCTTGTGCTTTTGCCAGTTCGTCCACTGATTCGGCTTTAGCAAGGTCGTCTGATTTATCGGCTTTAGCTGCCAGACCATCGACCAGCTTGTCGGCTTCGCTTATCGTCAAAGCTTTCAGCGATTCGGCAAGGCTGCCCGCTGATTCTTTGATTTGCGCGATAACGGTTTCGTCGATATCGACATAGGCGGCGTCATCAATCAGCCATTTCAGCGACGTCAGTACATCAGCCAGTGATTTGACTTGGTACATTGATTTGGCGACCGGCTCGTCTTTCGGTTTTTCGGCTTTAGCCAATACTGCTTTCAAGATGGCGATTTCAGATTCAGACAAATTCACGCTTGCCGATTTCTCGGTTTCGTCCTTTTTGTCGTCTTCTTTGTCATCGACCTTTTCGCCGTCTGCCTTTTCGGTATCGTCGGCAGGCGTTTCATCGGTTTTATCGGCTGGCTCGTCGTCCTTATCCGCTGCTTCTTCGCCGTCTTTGGGCTTATCCGCCTTAAAGCAGGTAAACACCGCGTCAGGATTGGCAGGGCGGTCAACAAGGCTGATTTCTGTCAGCTTCAAGCCCGTGATTTGCGACTTATTCAACTCGTCGCGGGCGGTAACGCTGCCGCCGATTGAAAAGCCTTTATAAACGCCTGTTTTGACTTTCGTCACTGCGATAGGGTCAACGATATGCGCCCCAAAGAACGTGCGCCCGTCGTCTTCGACGTTGATTTCGATAGCTGTCCCCGCTGCGTTTGAGCCGTGCATTTCACGCACCGCGCCAAACTTCATATAGTCGGGAATAGCCGCTTTCATTGCTTCCGCCGCGATGATTTCGCCGTCTGAATCGACCGCCTCACTTGAGGCATAACCCCAAACTTTGACGGTACCGTCGTCCTGCGCTTCCATCTTGGCGATTTCTGCGTATAACTTTGCCATTCGTTACTCCAAAAAAAAGCCGCCCCCGTAAAGAGAGCGGCAAACCCCAACACTACCACCAGTAAAATTAAACTTTCGGCATATCTTCTGCCAAAACAGGGACGACCGTGCATCTGCAATTAGGGTGCGCGGGCGGCGTCATACCACCATGCGTAAAATGTTCATGCAGACCAATCACACCCATCTTGCCGTTTGTATTGCAAATCGCAGACACCTTGTCGTCTTCGGCGGTTATCCACCGTTTTCCGGCAACAAGCCCCGTTTCTTCCCAGCCTATCAGGTTGCCCATGCCGTCAGCCATTGCCGTCTCTGTTCGGGCAATGGTCCGGGCGCGGGTATTGCTAAAGGCGTGGGATTCTTTCAGACGACCCGCTAACTCCTGCACGCTGTCGCCGTTTTGCATGGCTTCGACCACTTGGGCGCGTATCATATCGCGCGTTCCCTCTGTGATCTGCCATTCGGCGGCAGGATTTTGGATAAGCTCGCCACCCACCCACTTCATGCCGACCATTTCGGCGGCACGGTCATGCGCCCACTTGACGGCACGGCTGCGAATATTCGTAACCATACCGACAGCAGGGTCAGGCATTACCTGCAACAAGGCGGCAACCGCCCCATCTTCAGCCGCCCGCCTGATAATCGGCTCGACCACATCAGACAAGCCGTCCCACTCGCCAAAGTCCAACCCATCGGTAACGATTTTCGCTACCCGATTAAGTTCAGCGGTCAGGTCTTCAGCCTGCCAGTCAACAGCCGCCACATCAATCAGCGCGGTTATCTGTTCAGCTAAGCCGTCAACGCGCGTCAGCAAATAAGCCTCAATAAGCGCGGCGGCTTCGTCTTCGCTCATCGGGCTTTCCGACTTTCCCAGCTTTTCAGCCTCTTGGCTCGGTTGCTCTTCAGACTGCTGGTCGTCTTGCTTGTTTGGCTGTTCCTGCTCCGGCAATGGCTCCTTACCTAGCTCAGCGCGGATTTCGTCAGCGGTCAGAATGCCTGCGTTTTTGTAGATGGCATAGATTTCTGCCTGTTCTTTCGGATTGAGCGATTCTTCCTCTTTCCAAACAAACTCATAAGCCGCCATATCCATGTAACGGGCAAGCACGTCATCAATCAGGGCTTTAACCCAGTTTTTCAGGCTGCTCATGCCGTCGGATAACGACTGTTCGCGGCTCGTCTCTGCTACGCTTCGGTTTACCTGCGCCACAAACGGTGTAGGCTCGACACTAAACGCAAAGCAGACGACGCGCGCCAACCATTCGTCGTAAACGTCTTTCAACGGCGGCTGCTTTGTCTCTTTAAAGTTTCGGGATAATTCGCCCGGCACGAAACGCATTTTGCGCCGTTCCGCCGTCTCGCCTGATAGCAGTAAATCCCAATACTCTTGGAATCGCCGAATTTCGTCAGCCGACCACGCTTCAGGCACGCCGACAAGCGCGTCAGGGACACTGCCTGCCGTGTAGTATTCCAGCGCGTGAATCTGCCGTTTTAAGGCGATGTTCACGGTCATGATGATTTGCTCGACCGGCGAATAACCGTAAACCTTGTAGCTTCGATTGTTGCGTGAACGGTAAACCAACTCGTCAGCCGTGTAATCAACCGCCGCCATGCCGTGCAAGATTTGCTGATACGCCGTTTCGGGCGGTAAGGGTAGGCGCCCCGTGTTATCAAGCACGCGCTTAATCGTCGCCCCATCTATCACTTCAAGGGCGTACAAGTCGCCGCCCAGTGTTTTACGCGGGTAGATACACGGCGCGTCAATGACGAACAGGTCTTCCAACAAGATACGCAACCAATCCGCCCAAGTATGCTCTTTGTCAGGCGACTGGAAGAACGCAATGGCTTCATCGACCTTGCGGTCTTTACGCTGCGATTCGTTGGCCTTGGTTGATTCAACGTCACGCTTTTGAATCGTCCACTCCAAGCCTTCCATTTGGTCTTTGCGCTTCTCAATCACCAAGCGCAACACATCGTAGCTGTCAGCAAGGGCGCGTAATTGTGCAAAGCCTATTGCTTCCCGTTCGCGCGGCTTGGAATGCCCTACGTTGTAAAACGGCTCATAATCGAACCGCCGACCCTCTGCCTGCTGTGCAACAGGGGCTAAAGGCTCGCCAGCGTCAAACCATCCGTCCGCGTTGCCGGTAATGGCGTAACGGACACCGGCGGCAACGCGGGCAATAAAGCCCTGTGATAATGGTGTCTTTTTACTCATTTGTTTGCCTCGACCTGCGAACGCAGGTAATCAATCATGCCCGTTCGGGTGTCCAGTAGCTCGCTAAATGCACGGCTCAAGCAGTCGATTTGGTCGTCATGCTGCCCGTTTGGGAACATCCGCATTTCGGCGATAAGCGCGTCCGTATCCCATGTGCCATCATCCAGTACCATCACATTACCGATGTTGACCTGCGCGGCGAACGGTTCGGCGCGTGTAACCTTGTCGCCCGATTCAGGGCTGGCAGATACAGAAAAACCCGCCAACTGACGGGTTAGATACAAGGTTTGAGATTTACCTGCCTGACCGGGGTCTTGAGGGATAGATATTTTCGTTTTCACGCCGTCTTTTTGCGCCGTGTTTTTCAAAATCCTGTCCCGCTCGTCTGCGCCATACTGACCGCGCACAACGTTTGCGATGATGTACCGCCCGTCTTCTGTTACGCCAAGCCTGCCGCCTGCCGTGTAGTCGCCGTTGTTCGCAGTGGACGCCAAGTCCCATCCGCGCACCCATCGGATATTCCCGGCGGGCAGGGCTTTCACGAATTGCAGGTTGTCAGGTTTGAACGTACCACCATCGGGCGGGGCGGGGCGTTGCAGATACTGCCCGGCAAACACATACGGCGCGGCTTGCTCCATTCGGCGCAGCGTTTCGATGTCGTGCTTTTCAGGCCATAATGCCGTGCCATCGTCTTGTATAGCAGATAGGCACAAATGCTCCCACTCTTCGCCGTTGCCGCCGTCAAGCAGCCAACCCGCGATGTCTTTCTCATGCAGCCTTTGCATAATCACGACAATGGGCGTTTCAGGGCTGTTTTTACGGGATTCCAGTGTATTTTGAAACCAGTCGATAACGTTTTGCCGCCTGACCTCGCTTCGCGCTTCGTCAGCCTTATGCAGGTCGTCTAGGATTAGTGCGCCTCCGAAACCGTCCCGATGCTTGCCCGCGCCGAAACCTGTAATCGTACCGCCCGTACCTGTTGCATACATCACGCCGCCGGCGGTCGTCTTCCAGTGATGGCTGCTTTCGCTTGCAAGTTCCACACCGGGGAATATTGCCCGGTATTCTTCATGCTGGACAAGATTACGAATCTGCACGGAGTTATTGACCGCCAGCGTTGATGAATAGCTCGCATGGATAAACTCGCTGTCCGGTGCACGCCCTATCGCCCACGCGATAAAGTTCACAACCGCGATTTCCGTTTTTGAGTAGCGTGGCGGAATGTTGATAATCAGACGCTTTGTTTCGCCGTTGAAAACACGCATCAATGCATTGCATATCAACTCATGATGCTTCGCCTGCGTCCATTGATACCCGCGCCGCTCTCGAAACATCCAGCGCGTGAATGTGTACAAATCGCGCCAGCAAAAATCACGAATGACCGATATTTCTTTTTCATCAAATTGCCGTAATGCCATTTTATTTCAAATTCCATTGGGAGATTAATCAAAAATGGCATTATAACTGCTTGCTAGATTAGCATTTTGTGCTAAATCTTCCGCAAAACGTCCTCAGCTATCTTGCGATACTCTTCCGCATCTAAGCGTACCGTCGGCGTCATGCTGCCATCACTCGATTTGACGTCAAGTTCCGATTTGTCGCTCCACTTCCCGCGTTGGCGATTCTTCAGCCAAAAAATCGCGGCAGGGGTATCGGGCGGGTAGTATTTCGTCAGCGGGGTTTGGACAATTTCTCCGCCAACTACCCGTATATCTACGTCAGGGGCTTCATAGCCCATTGCACGCTGATACAGTCGGTCAGCGACATTTGCATCCGCCAACATCTTCCCCTTTTTTACGGACTCGCAAAACTCTGGGAAATCATGTTTCCAGCGGTTGATTGTAGCTTCGTCCACATCAAAAAAATCAGCCATTTCGGCATCTGTCGCGCCTAATAAACACAACTTTTGCGCTTGTGCGGAATACTCAGGTTTGTATTTCGTCGGACGCCCGATAGGGCGTTTTTGCTTCTCGCTCATATCGAACCTCACAAAAAAGAAAGCCGCCTAATTCCGACCCTAATCAGAATTTAGACGGCAAGGAGTGTAAACACAGCAACATAAAAGGGATAGCCCCATACCGATAACACGGCAGGGGCTATGTGCAAGAACCGCTTTACAGCCTGTCATGGCAGGCGACCATTAGGTCGGGCAAACGCTGTTTCACTTGCTCCGCGTTTTTTACAGAGTGTCAACAAAGGAGAGTGGGGCGCGACCCCCTGTTTATTTGGAAGCGTCCGCGTCATCTTCCTTAGCGGTTGAACCGCCCTTACAGCCTTTACCCGTAACGGCAAAGGCTCACAGATACTTAAGACCGACCAGAGAACCCCCCAATCCAAAATCTCAAGGCAATCAGACAGCCTGAAAATTCAAACGCCGCTACCCATACGGGGAGAAGCTCAAATCCAGACGGCCTGAAACGCAAAAACCGCCCAATAAAGGCGGTTTATATAGCTATTTCCAAACTATACCATAATTCTAACATTTTCCTCCGCTATGTCAAGCGTTTAATAGCTATCGGGGATAGATGGGGCGGAAACCACAACACCATCTTTCATAATCACGGAAACGGAACGCGCTGAACCAGTGAATCCATTTGCGAACGACCATACATAAATCAAGCCGTTTGGTGTGGATGTCGTCATGTTTGGCTTACCAAGCAGTGATAATACTTGCTGCTCGCTCATGCCCTCTTTGACTTGGCGGGCATTATCCCAATTAAAATTAGTACCGGCACAACCTGCCAAGCCAGCAGCGACAACAACAGCAAGAATCAGATTCTTCATTTTTCATCCTTTTTTTGTGTAGTAATGTGGGTTATGAAATTATGCCACATTGTTTAAACTCGTCATAGAGTTTCAGATGAGCTGATGTCTCAATCCCCGCCAAAATCTTTCCCACTTTTTCGAACTGCCGGTAAACATGACCGTTCGACACGTCGTATTTATCCATGATGGCGGTTTTCTTCGGCTGCTCCGTGAACAGGTTGGACAATATCGCATCACACAGTAACAGATTCACGCCGTTGTTTTGCTCTTCGATGTACGCCGTCAGGTCGATAATCCCGCTCAAGTCGCTGCTGTATTTACATTCTACCGCCGCTAACTCGTAGCGGTTCAACACGCGCTCTATACGGCTGATAATCATCGCGGCGTTTGCGTGCGTCTCGGCTTGCGTCAATTCTCCGCCGCCACCCATCACGCCCTTGCTTTCGCACCACGCACAGACGGACGCCGTGTTGTTCAGCGGCTCCATCCGTACGCCTTGAATTTTATAAACATCTCGTAAGACTTGTTCCACGTTCTTGTACATCAAAACTCCCAAATTATTCCAAATTCCCCAGCCGCCCATGATTGCAAGCGGTTTTGATAGTCCGTCATTTCCGCCGTGTTTAGCGTTGTCGTGCTTATCGGCGTTTTGACTTCTATTCCGTCGGGCATGGCTTTAATATCAAAGCCCAGTAACACGCCTTTGCAATACTCATGCCACGTTTCCGCGCTGTATCGCCTGCCGTTGACCCATGCCTTATCCGATAACTCGCCGTAAATTCTCCAAAGGCGTCGGTTTTGCTCGATACTGCGTTTGGATTTGTGCGGGCGGATCGTGATGTCTAAATTGCCATTCTCAAACCACCCGTTCAGGTTGTCCCAAATCGACCGCATGACACCGCGCGCATTTTGCGGTGTCAGTGTGAATTTCGCTTCATTCATTTCAGACGACCTTTCACGCTGATAATCTCCAAATCCACAAGGCGGCCCATCGTACGGAATTGCGACCGCCGCATATAAAACTCCTTGTCTTCGCGGCTCAACTTGATATGCGACCGACCATCTATCACGTCATGGCAGGCGTTACACCCAAACCCGCCGCTCAAGTCATCGCTTTTAAGCCCCATGCCGTGCGTCTCGCTCGGGAAATGGCAAAAGACGACGGTTTCAGGGTTGTAATTGCACACGCCCGCGATGTTGAGTGTGCATTGCTCGCCTTTAGCAGCCTTTCGTATTGCGCTCATTCCAACTCCTCAACCTTTACCACCAACCCGCCGCCTGCAATCGGGGTTTTCATGCGTTTCGCGTGTATCTCTTCGACTTGATTGTCGTCGTCGTACGCCGCGCCCTGTAACGCGTCTAAACAGACTTTTAAGCAGTTATCCAAATCCAAGCATACTTTGCTTGCCGACCCGTCTTTGTTCGCCTTTGGGATTAGCTGTACCGTCAGGCTCACCGCCTTACTGGTCGGCGTAATACCGTTTTCAGCGGCGATGGCGGCAACACGCGCCTTGTATGCCACCGCTTCTTTGCTCACGATTTGGCGGTTTCGGAACGTCCGCCAATATCGGTTAGTGCTGATAGGGTAGGGCAAACTTAAAACGTCCATTTCATCCCCAATTCTTCGTAAACTCGTTTTGCCGCGCCTGTGTTCCAATACGCAGAGCTTAAAAGCGGGAATGCCTGATTTGCCATTTGCGCCGCTTCGCGCATCAAGATGCTCACATCCGGAGCAGCCTTTTCTCGCAGTTCTTGGCGTTTTTGTTTTAGTGCCTCTTTGTTGTTTTCGCGGTAATACTTGGCCTCAATGCTGACGCACACCTTGCATTTGGAATTAAACATACTGTTCCCATAGGCATCCAAGCCGCTTTTGTGAAACTCGCTCAACGGCTTTTCTTCGCCGCACCTAGCACACACTTTCGTCATTTTTTCGTTCTCCATTTTTCAAATTCGTTTTTCCGTTTTGCCATCGTCGCCGCCGGCGCGGCTTCAAAACCGCTACCACCCGACCAAAAGTCTTTCAAATGGCAGATATGCCCGCCGTGGTAATACGTCGCCCGCTCCTCTGCATTTCGCGCCTTTGTGCATTTCGCAAACCCGCGCATAGTGCTTTCCGATTCAGCTTTAAAATCTGCGTGGGCGCAGTGGTAACAGGTTTGCTTAGTTGTAATACTCATACTCTCCAAACCTTTGATATTGCCCCTCCCACGTCAAATCAAGT